TCAGTGAAGCAATTTACTAAAGATATACTTAGCACAAAGCTCAAAGATTTATCTGCAGGTCAAACAGGAGCACTTGTTTCGGGTGGATCTATAGCAGCAAGTCAAATATCTGACTGGATCAGTGATTTAATGGCTGATTGATATAACAAATCAGTATAAGCAAACCATTGCTTTTTACCACTTTAGACTGTATAATTATTGCAACAAATGATAAATAAAAGTGTGCTAATGCCATTGCACATTTTCCTTTGATTTACACTCAGCCCTGCGATCACATCAAAGGGCATCTAAGGAAACTAGTTGGCAGACTAAACGGCAAACGATTTTAACACAACCCTGTAACTTCACTACTGCCATAGTGGGGCTACGGGGTTTTTTATTGGAGAAAGGAAATGAGTAAGGAAGATGAAGTAATGCTAAGACTACAAGGTTTTAGCGCAAGTGGCATAATGTATATCAAAGCACATTCACGTGTAACAGGTAAGTCTGTAGAACAAATAATCAAACAGATCAGAGGAGAAAAGTAATGAAGCAAGCAGATAAGTTGAAATTGACAAATGCTGGTCACAACATCGACGAAATAGACATAATTGATAAATTTATGAAAGCAACGGGTAGAGGAATGGATAATGCACTTGAATGGTTAGACCTGCCTAAACTTATAGATATAGCGAGACAAGAAGCTATCGCAGCAGCATATGAATCGGCCCATGCACTTGAAGAGTACGAGCAACAACAAGTGATAGACAGATTAACAACACCGGATACTAGGACTCCTTTGGCGAAATTAGTTAAACACGGAATAACACTTAAATATGAAGCTAAGAGATGCTCGGATAATACCAGTGAATTCAATATTAGACAAGCAACATTTAATGCTATTAGATATTTCGTAACAAAGAAAGTAATAACACCCATCTCCGAAGAAGCATGGCTTGAACTACACAAGCGAGTAAATTAATGAAAGTAATCGTTAATTCCTCTCGCTGTGGTGCTGGTAAGACAACTAATATAATAAAGCAAGCTAATTTGCTATATCAATTAGATGAATCCGTACTAATTGTGCAACCATCTATCGACTTAATGAATGAAACAAAAGCTAAAATGCCACATGCTATTGCTATAAACAGCAGTAATTGCGATAATGTAGGAGAAGCACTCAAGCGACATTCAGCATCTGACATGCCTGAAATACTAATAATAAGTCACCAAGCATTCTTACTAACTGATTTTGATCAACGAAAATGGCATCTGTCATTCGATGAAGAGTGCGACCCATATCGTAAGTTTGAATTAAACACACCTAAGAACTGGGAAGCACTTAGACTTGATCACCAATATACAGTATATCCATTTGATGAGAACTATGATATACTACTTGCTGATAAGAACTGGTTAGAAGAAACATTAGAAGCAGGCGACGATGTATGGAACTTATTCAGTGAATTACACAAAGCATTATATTCCAAGTATTATCAAGTACACGTAGAGAAAGACTTCTTAGAGAAGCTAAGATCAGGTGGTAAGATAGTTGCACACTTAATGCTGCAGAAAGAGAAGTTCGATAACTTCAAGTCTATCAATCTATATGGTGCTATGATACAGAACTCGTTCATGGTGCAACAAATGAAATTCCTTTATAGAGTAGATTCGAAATACACCAAGCACGATGGCAATAATATTATTATTCATTATGCTGATAATAGCGGTTGGAGTAAGAGAGCTAATGAATTGCGTTATAACGAAAAGCAAGTATTCCTAAAATACGTTCGCGATCACGTAGGTAATGAACCCACACTCTATATAGACAACAACAGTGAACCTAATCAAGATTGGACTCGGTTAAGCCATAATGTACACGGACAGAATCAGTATCAGCACTATAAAAATGTAGTTCTTATGTCTGCTATTAATCCAAACCCATATACTTTTAAGTATCTAGAACAGATGTGTGAATTTAATACAGCTATGGCAAAGAAGCACTTCATGGCGAACTTGTACTACCAAACAATTATGCGAACTGCATTGCGTGTGCAGAATAATGCACACGTAGTTAATGTGTTTTGTTTAGATGGGCGAATAGCTGATTTCTTGATGTTTGAATATTTCGATAAGCCACTTATGCATAAAATCGAATGTACAAATAAGAAACCGACGTGTTTGCCACTTACACCCGCTGAGCGTAATAAAGTATGTCATTTGAAAAAGCAATGGAAGGAACTAGAAGGCATAATGCCAAGAGATATTATGGCACTGAATATCTGGAAATACACAAGCCACAGGGGTTTGATTAATGAAGAGATAAGTGAGTTGCTAATCAAAAAAGCCATTGATAGAGCCGCTCTATTTGAAGCGATTGATGATACGTGGTAACTACGTGCAAGAAATTAAATGAATTAAAAGTACGTGTATACGATTGACTAAGTATTATAGTGTTTCGTATACACCTAAATAAAGCGTAATTCGCATGATCTGTCTTTTTAGGTGGTTGCCTACAACTCGAATGTCAGAGTGGCTTTTTAGAGATAAATAAAGCTATGAAAAGAAAGCCAATGTCAGATGCTGCCAAAGAAAAGCTTCGTGCATCGTGGACACCTGAACGCCGTGAGAAGCACGGCAAACTACAAAGAGAGAGATTGCTCACTGATCCAGAGTGGCTGCATAGATTCACTTACAACAACAGTGAACCCAAGACTGACGAGCATAGACAACACATGAGTGATGCCAGTTTAGGCAAGCCAAAATCCGAGGAGCATAAAGCAGCAATGAAAGAAGCACACCTATTACGTGGAGCAGTGATAAGATTCATTCGTGAGACAAAGAAGTGTGGTTACTTCGAAGCACTGGTTCACTTATCCAATGACAAACAATATTACTATGACTTATACAGGGAGAGCCTATGAAATCAATACGACCAGATGAGATCACTCTACTGCAAGAGATGTACTCTGTCGCAATGGATAGAGAACAGAACATGCAAGACAGACAGGGTGCGGCAAAGATAGTTATGCCATACCTATATCGTAAGATGCCAACATCCACTGAAGTGGAAGTGAAGGGCAATGATGGTATAATCGCAGCACTTAAGGAGATATACGGAGTCGCAGCACCCACTACACCAGCAACCATAGAAGGTGGGCAAGATTCGCCACAAAAAGGCGAATAATGCTTAATAGAATTAACGTAAAAGGTGTAGCTGCAAAGTTCTTAGAAGACTTAACAAGTGATGTGCGTGTACTTGTCGGCCCAGTGGGATCAGGTAAGTCATCCGCAGCAGCATACGCATTGGCACAGCTTGCATTTAATACACCTATCAGTAATGGCTTATCACGTTCCAGAAGCATTATACTGCGTAACACCTATCGTGAACTAGAAGATAGCTGCATACGTACATTCTTTGAGTGGGTACCACAGGGCTTAGGGTCGTGGAGCAGTGGTAACATGACATTCACTATCAACATTCCTGGATACTGCCACCATCAGTTTATGTTTCGTGCTATTGACAGCGCTGGAGACATAGGCAAACTGCTATCCACTGAATACTCATACGCATGGTTAAGTGAGGCTCGTGAACTACCTGAAGAGCTTATATTCATGCTACCAGCACGTTTACGTTATCCATCACGCTCCGACTGCCCAGGATTCCAAGGCAGAATCATTATAGAAAGTAACCCAAGTGATAAGACACATTGGATGTATACTATCGCACAGGAACTTAGACCACAGGGATGGTCACTTTACATGCAACCCAGTGGTATGTCTCCTGAAGCTGAAAACATAGAGAACCTACCAAAGAACTACTATCCTAAACTGATGCACGGTAAACCACAGAACTGGATTGACTGCTTCGTTCACGGTAAGTGGGCATACGTCAGTGGTGATCTACCAGTGTTTCCAGAGTACAATGACACACGCAACGTTGCAACATCAGCAATGGAAGTTATTCCAGGACAGACTGTTTATGTCGGAATAGACTTTGGACTTACACCAGCAGCAGTGTTTGTGCAGCAACTCAATGGTCAGTACCGTGTATTAGACGAAATTTGCACAACTAACATGGGTGCAAAGCGATTTGGCGCGGAGGTACGCAAGATGCTTAACCTCAAATACAACAACTGCCCACACGAGATATGGGGCGACCCTGCTGGAGAACAACGTTCACAGTCAGATGAATCCACACCATACCAAATGCTTGCCAGTGAAGGCATTAATGCTACGCCCACGCATACTAACGACTTTAGCATTCGCAGAGAAGCAGTGGCACAATTGCTACTAGGTACAACACTAATGGGTACACCAGCACTGATCCTATCAGAAGATTGTAAGATACTACGCAGAGGACTAGGCGGTGATTACAAGTATGACAGGATACAAGTAAGTGGTACAGCACGCTACAGTGAAAAGCCCAATAAGTCATCCTCCTCCCACGTATGTGATGCTTTAGGATACGCAATGCTAGGTGCAGGCGAAGGTCATAAGATTTATGGCGATAATTGGGACAATAGTATGCAAGAAAAGATAAATAAGTGGAAGGGTTCGCCACAGACTGCGATCACTGGCTACAGGAGAAGCAATGGATAACCTAACAATTATTGCCACGTTACAGGAAGAACTGGAACAGGCATATAACTACGATTTAGATCAAAACCAAGCATTAGCATTGGAATACTATGATGCTAAGCCAGGCACAGTACCAAAGGGATGGAGTGACTTAGTATCACCTGATGTACGTGATGCACTAGAATCCACAATGGCAGAGATAATGGGTGCCATTAACCCTAACGAGCCACTCGCTACATTCGATCCTATTACAATGGCAGATGTGCAAACAGCAGAATTAGAAACTAAAGCTGTACACACTGTTATCTTTGGAAAGAATCGTGGTGCAATTGTATTAGAAGAAGTTATACGTGACGCACTCTTACAAAGATATGGCGTCATTCGTGTTAGACAGTTCGAAGACACTATTCGCTTAGAAGCAGTGCCACCAGAGAACTTCCGTTGGAGCAATGACTTACAAAGCCCATTCATCAACGATGCACGCTTCGTAGCAGAAAAGGCATACTTCACTAAAGCACAGTTGAAACATATACATGCTAAGTCTGTGGAAGAAGCATCTGCTAATATCTATTACACTGAAACACAGACTGTACGTTATGGTCCCGACTCACTCACTACTGATCAAGCAGCACGTCCACAAGACGAGCTAATACAGTGCTGGATATGCTACTTACGCAACAATGACAAAGGTGGCTACGATGGTTACCTAATCAATGAAAACATACTACTGAAACAAGAATGGGTTCCTTTCCTACCTTATGCTACTGGCACTGGTATAATCCGCCCACACCGCTTTGACGGAGTTTCACTCTTCGATAAGTTAGCACAAGTACAGCAATCAAAGACATTCATGCTACGTCAGCTTGCAACTAACGCACGGTTAGCTTCGCAAGTACGTGTTGCTATTCGTGATAGAAGTGTTAACCCAGAAGACCTATTATCAGATGAACTAAACCCAGTCATTCGCTGCTTGCAACATCCAGGCGAATCACTAATGCCATTACCAGTACAGGACGTTACATCACAATTGCTTGCTACATTAGGCTGGCTTGATGGTGTGCGTCGTGACGATGGTGGTGCATCCATAGACATGGCAAGCCCACAGATGGCTGTTGCTAACCAGTCTGCACATGCTGTTGAGAGAGAGTTTTCGTTTAGAGAACTACAATCCAGTCAGATACTGCGCACACTCGGTGAAACCCTCGTCCGCTCACTATACTTGGTTGTACATGCTACAATGAAGCAAGCGATGACAAGCATAATGATTCGCAGTGATAATGATTATGTCTATGCTAACCCACAACAGTTTCCAGATCGTACAGATCTAATAGTAGACATTGGTGCTACACTTGGTACTAAACAAAGACGTATGTCAGCCATGGCTGATATTATTGCACAACAACAAATTACATTACAAGGCGGTGGAGCAGGTATGTTAATTACACTACCAGAGCTATATCGTGCGCAAATAGATTATGCTAAATTGGCTGGTATTCCACACGCAGAACGTTACTGGAAAGATCCACAGTCGCCAGAGTCTATGCAAATTGCTAATCAACAAGCTATGCAACAAGCTGCTGAGAAACAGAAACAGGAACAAATGGCTATGTTTGGATTAAATGTACCACTCGAAGTGGAACGTATGAAAGGTGAGCATACACTTGCTAAACAGCATATGGTAGGCGTACAAGACATAGATATGACAGAGAAAGAATTGAAACAGAAGTACTTCGATACAATTGTCAAGTCACAAGCTGATGGACGCGCCTTAGACATTAAGGAAATAGAAGTATTAGCATCCATTGCTGAAGATGATCCTAAGACAGCTAAATTAGCAGAGGATGAAGTTGGTGAAGAAGACGTATAACTTAATCGCCACTCTAAAGGAGACTGGAGAGTGGCAACTACTGTGGGATGCATTTGAAGATACACTTGCAAAGGAGTTTCTAGCTACACGTGACCCACTTACACTACATAACAGACTGCAATCATGCAGAGAACTGCGCACATATATGGAGAGCATGAAGTGAGCAAATTGGATGATGTAACAAAACTATTAACAGAGGAAGGATATGTCGGTAGACCTAAGGAAAGCACTGAGGAAACTGTACAACGAGTGCCACGAGACGATACTGGACGAGACGAAGATGAGCGAGACGGAGAAGAACTTGAGGAAACCGAAGCCACTTCCGAAGAAGCCAAGGAAGAAACCCGCTACTCAGTCAAAGACTTAGCAGCCAAACTTGAACTTACACCTAAGCAGCTATATGCAGCAATGGATGTTAAGTTAAGTGATGGTAGCACAATGACACTATCCGAACTAAAGGATTTAGCAGTGAAGGGCAAGTCAATTGACAGCCACACTGAACGTAGAGACAAAGATTATAATGAGTTGATGGTACAACGCAGAGAAGTGGAAACCATTGCTCAGAAGTTAGCTAACGAAGGTAAACTATCCGAAGCTACTATACAGGAAGTGAAAGAGCAGTACAATCAGCGTATGGCTTCAGAGATGAAGTTGCTATTGAAAGCTCTTCCAGATTGGGAGAACCAATCTATTCGTACCAAGGAAGTTAAGCAAGTTGCAGAATATGCACGTCAGTACGGCATATCCAGTCAAGAGCTTGATGCACTTGTTACAGATCACAGGCTCATGAAGTTGATCAGAGATGTTGCAACTAAGCCAGTGAAACAGTCTAAAGAACCAGCTCCTATTGGGCGTGTTCCAAAGACAATGCAGGCAAAAGTCGATACAACAACTACAGCGGGTAAGGTACAAGCTATCTCCGCATTACTCAACTAAAGGAGGCCTAAATGGCTACTACAGATTATTTAAGTTCAGCGGACCTTAACGCCGTCGCAAGAGGCGGTGTCGTTAATGAATCCGTTATGCAAAAGATTTGGGACATTTCCAAAATCCCACTACCATTCACCGACATGGTAGGCTCCACAACTCACACTAACAGCTACACCAGCTGGGTACAAGATGCACTACAAGCACAAAACCTATCTAACGCAGCAGTTGATGGACAAGATGTTACTGCATACACTAACATTCCGCCACAGCCTCGCGTAGGTAACCAATCGCAAATCTCTACCAAAGCTATTGCTGTATCTGAGCGTGCTCAAGCAGTTGACAGCATTGGTGGTAACGAACTGTCGTATCAGCTTATGATGAGACAACAGGAACTACACAGAGACGTAGAAGGTATCCTATTAACTGGTCAGGCTTCCGTTGCAGACAACGGTGATACTGTTGCTGGTAAAGTGGGTGGATTGGCAAGCTGGTTAACCACTAACGTATCGTTCGGTGCTACTGGTTCTGCAGGTGGATACAGCACAGCCACTGGCTTAACTGTTGCTCCTACCTATGGTACTGCTCGTGCTGCAAGTGAAACTGAACTGAAAGACTTGCTACAAGGCATTTACACAAACGGTGGTAACGCAGATACACTTATGTCTGTTCCTTCCGTTATTCGTGGTATGAGTGAGTTTATGCTTTCGAGCCAAGCTCGCGTTGCTACGCTAATGTCTGACACAGGCACAAGTGCTACAGCACAAACAGCTAAAGGTTCTGTCAACGTTTACGTTGGTGACTTTGGTGTTTACAAGATGATCAGCAATAGACTGCAACCAGTAGAAGCTGCTGGTAAAGCAACTATGTTTATTATCGACCCATCGCTAATCGAAATTAGCTACCTGAAAGGTTATCGCGTAGAGCCACTTGCTAAGACTGGCTTGGCTGATAAGCGTTTGATGGCTGTTGACTATTCGTTGAAAGTGTTGCAAGAGAAGGGCTTAGGCGCTTACTTCGACATTGATACGTCGGCTGCTTGGGTACAGTAATATGAGTGAGCGCAGCGAAGTACTAAGGAAGAACGAATACCTCCGTAACAACGATGGTGTGCGTAAGACTGATGGTCTTCGCTGGGCTCTATCTATCCCAGAAGATGATTATCCTAAATTATTGAAACTGAATCCAGCACTCAATTCACGTGATAAGAAAGAACGTGACGATGCGTGGATGAAGTTTATAAAGGATCCAGTTTCGATCCCGTATAGGGTTATGGAGTAATATGAGTAAACTTATAAGATGGGGTCAGGGAGTGGTCAATCAGATCGCTACTGGAAATATAATTGTCAACAGCATTGGTGGTACAGCAACTCCTCCACCACCTATACACATAGTTGACATAATTCAAGAAGAACAAGGGTCATGCGAAACTACGCAAGATACACCTACCTGTACTTCGACAAGCAAATACTTCGTGCAAGGTGATGCATATACACCACCAGTTACACTACTGTGGTCAGTCACTGCACCAGCCACTATCGTAAGTGGACAAGGCACTAATGAATTATACGTATCCATTGACTCAGCTGATCCTGCCACGTATGACGTGACAGTGATTGCAACTGACATAAGTGGTAGGTGTATCTTG